CCCTTTACGGCATTCAACAGATTACTGGCGTGGTGCAAGGCGCCTTTAGCGGTGTTTTTAACGCAACTATTGGGCAATCGATCAAACTCCGCGAGCAAATACTTAAAACTCAAACCGCCATAGCCTCTACCAACGATGTTTTTGTTGGCGGCAAAAAGATTGAGGACCCGTTCCAGAAGATTGTCGGGTTGACTGGCGCGATTGAACAGCGGATCGAGAGTATTAGAGAACGTGCCCTGGACCTAGCTGGAGTAACAAGCTCCGAGGTGCTTGAGGTCTTCTCGATGGTCTCCTCGCAGATTGGTTCCGTCGGGGGGAGCTTGAAGGATGCGGAAGACCTGGCCATCGCCTTCTCCGGGGCGCTGGGAACCTTCGGGATTCCCTTGTACCAGGCACGCCAGGAGATCGGCTCGATTCTTCGAGGAGACATCACCACTGACTCCTACCTGGCGAAAGCGCTGGGCATCACAAACGAAGACGTCCAGAAAGCCAAAACATCAACTGAAGGGATTGTTGGTTTCCTGAACAAGAAACTGGCCGTAGCAGTCGCAGGTCAAAAAATTGCTGCTCAAAGCTTTAGCGGCGTCGTTTCAAACCTAAAAGATTTTGTGGAGTTGTTGGGCGAGAAGTTCGGCGGACCTCTCGTAGACCCTTTAGTGGCCGGTTTGAATCGGGTCTATGGCATTCTTGGCAATATTAAAAATCAAGCTTTCGAAGCGGCCAAAGCATTAGGTGGAGGATTAGGAAAAGCTGCCTCAATTATCGGAACCCAATCAATCAGTAAATCCGTCTCATTTAGTGGAGGAAACGCTCAGGCTAACAAAATGGCGGATGCTGCCGCCCAATCCGTTGACAGATTAAGCACAAAGATTGCAGCCTTAGCCGCTGATATAGCTACGCCACTGCGAAATGTATTTGACCTCATCAACGCCAGCCTCGCAAAATTACTGCAGGGTCTAGGAGCCCTGGCCACCGGCTTTGTCAGCCTGAATGTTGAAGTATTCCAACAACTGCTACAAGCGTTTCAAAACCTCCTCGCGGCCGCTCAGCCGCTGATCTCAGCGACCTCCTCGCTGTTGCAGCTCTACGGCCAGTTCCTACAGCTCCCTGTCGTCGGGTACATCAGCTCCGTGGCAGCTCAATTCAAGCTTCTGGAAGCTGTTGGCGTCATTGGGTTCGTGAAGCTCATCGCCGCCGGCTTCGCATTTAATGCGATGTGGGGAGGGGTGGTGAATGCAGTAAGAGCCGGTGTAACAGCAATTCTGACCACGGTGGCCAAAGCGCTGACGCTGGTGAGCACGCTGCTAACTGCTGTTGGCCAAGCACTAACTGTATTAGTGGCGCGCTTAGGCACCGCCGTCCCTGCTGTAAACGCGCTAGCCACAGAGCTATTGAAGACCGGAGCAGCAGCACAAGGGGCCGCAGCCGGAATGACATCGGCCGGTGGTGCTGCTGCGGTGCTTGGCACCAAGGTTATGGCAACGATTATGAGCTTTATTAGGTTCAATGCCATCTTGCTGGCAGTTACGATTGGCATCACTGTTCTCGTTGATGCAATCGGAAGATACCAGCGAGAGCAGGAAAAGCTTGGCGTTGAACGAAGAGGCCGCGAGGCTATTAGGCAATTAGGTAGCGAATTACAGTATGTAACCGAAAATTCAACAGCGGCGGAGAGAGCACTTAAAGAGCTTAAAGAATCTCAGGCGCAGGGTCTGCTGTCACAACTCAAAGACGACTTTAACGACGCGGATAAGAAGGTCGATGAGGCGACTGCAAAGATCAAGAAACTCAAGCAAGATCTAAAGGATAGAGAATCATTTGCTTTTGGTCTCGACTGGGAAGGAATAAGCAGTATTAGAGCAGAGCTCGCTAAAACAGAAGGAGAACAGCGAAAAGCCGCTAGAGAGCGGTCTAAAGCAGAAAAACAGTATGTAGATCAACTTACTGAGTACGAAAAGACAAAGAAAAAGGCAGCTCTTAATGAGGAGGTCACAACTCGCTCTAACTCCTTAAAAGACGCCAACGAGAAACTTGCCCAGCAGCAAAAGCAGTTAGCCCGCGATGTCGCCAATAGCGAGTTCAGCGCTCGCATGGAGCTGGCGCGTAAGCAGATCGAGGTCTTTCAAACCGGCGAAGCACTCCGCATCCGTCAGGCCGATATCTACAACCGGAAGATCATTGATGGTCAGGAAGGAGCCTCGGCGGCAGCGCTGGAAGCCCTAAACACCTATCTCACAGAAAAAGACAGAGGCGAAGTCAACCTCGAAGCTAAGCGACGGGAGTTCCAGCTCCAGGCCGCTCAGATAGAAAAAGAAATAGAGAACTACAAGTTCGATATCGCGCAAAAAATCTTGGAGCTCAAGAAGCAGGGCGCCAAGATTGACATGGATACTGCTGACTATGTGAAAAAGCAGCAGGAACTCGGAGCATTGAACGGGGGCACACCACCACCAGGCGGTGGTGTAACACTACCCGCAGGTGCAACAGCTCACGTAGGAAACACAGGCAGGAGTACGGGCCCTCACCTGGACCTAAGAGGCCCTACCGCCGAGGGAGTTATCAAAGAGGCAGAGGCGATCATCAAAGCATTCCAGAAAATGGGTGTGAAGTATATCGTGTTGTCCAATATCAACAAGGACATCACCCGCATCACCGATTCGGGAGAGCTACAGCGTCTGCTCAGGATTGAGCAAAAAGCTCATGATTTCACCAGAGGCCGCCGCCCCGGTGCAAGTCGTAACGCAGTCGACATAGCTGTGCCAGAGGGCACAAAGATTCCTCATGCTGTAGGTGCGGTGTCGTTCGACAGCGGTGGTGGAGGCTACACAGCTCCATCACACTTTGGCTTAGGTAATCAGTTCCTGCATTTGCAGAAACCAGGCGGAGCTGGACCCCGCCCTGACGTTAGTTCGGCTCCTGTCGCTGCTCCCTCCACTGCAGGCTTCGAGGGCGCCAAGCGTGGCATGATCGGGCTAAATAAAGAGATGGAGCGGTTTGACCGCCTTAACCAAGACCTCACAAACAAAGAAAACTTAGACAAATTCTTCAAAACCCTGGCGCCTAACATCCCGGTCCAGCAGTTCCGTGACGTCGTTGTTGAGGTCAAGGCATTCGCTGAAGCCTCAAAGATGGGCTTTGATCCACAGAAAACTGAAATCTACGCTAAGCGGCTAGCCGAGATCGCCAAGTTCGAAGAAAATATACAAGAGGTACTCAAGGAGGCCGCCAAGTTAAGAGGCATGACAGCCGAGCAGCTCAAGGCCTTAGAGGATGAGATGCGTAAACGCTTCTACGGCAAGGGCGGCACGAAGGAGCAGCTGGACACAGAGGTCAAGCTCCGCGAAGCAGCGCTTCTCGCGGAACGCCAGAAGGCAGCGATTATAGATCTGCAAAATAAAACCCGCCAAAGCAAAACAGACACAAATAACGCGATCACCGACGGCCAAGCTGAAATGGCAGCTGGCCTTGTCTACGACCCTCGTGCGAAACGTCGCATAGCGGCTGAAGCCGAGATGTCGAAGATCGGTGCAGAAAACGATATGAATACGCCGAACTGGCGTACTGATATCACCCCCGAGGCAGCAAGGCTAAGAGAAGAGTTCGAAAAGCTTAGACAGCAAAAAATATTTGACTCCGAGCGTTTAGGAGAAGTCGACGCAGTCCTTGAAAAGTTCAAGATGTTGCAGGGGTTAGCTAGCGAGATTGGTGGCGCAATATCCAATGCTATGACCTTTGGTGTGCGCGATATCCTCACAGGCGCCAAAACCGTTAATGAGGTTCTCGGAGATATGTTCAAGAGTATTGGTGATTCCTTCATACAAATGGCTGCTCAGATTATCCAGGAGATGATCAAGATGCTTATATTTAAGGCGCTGCTAGGCATCTTTATGCCCGGTGCCGGACCCGGCTCCGCAGGTGGGGGCGGACTGGGTGATTTATTCGGGGGGCTCTTCGGTGGCGGTAAAGCAGCAAGTGGTGGTGGTACGGGAGGGGCCGGCGGCCTGTTTGGCGGCGGGCTCGACCTGGGCGGAGCTCTGGGAATTGGATCGGCCAGTGGTGGTGGATTCTCGCTTCCAGGCCCCGATTCGGGTTTCATGAAACTGCCCCACATAAAGAACGCGAACGGAAATATCCTGGTTGGAGGCTTCCAGGCTTTTGCAAAAGGTGGCATAGCCAACAGACCAACCTTAGGGCTAGTCGGAGAAGGCGCCTATAACGAAGCCATCGTGCCGCTCCCGAACGGAAAGGCAATTCCAGTGGACATGAAGGGCAGCGCTGGTGGCGCTATCACGACTAATATCACCGTCAATGTTGATCAGAATGGTCAGACCCAATCTGAATTGACTGGGGATAAGGCAGGTAAACTCGGTAAGGCCATTGATGCTGCGGTTAAGCGGGTCATCCTTGAGGAAAAACGGGCAGGGGGTATTTTAAGTGGCCGATAAGTCCTTAAGCCTAGACCTCACCATTAATGTTGGTGAGAAAATAACGCACCGTGTCAGAAAGTATAAGTTTGCTGACGGGTATGAGCAAATTCAGAAGGATGGGATAAACACGAGAATAACTGAGTACGCAATCACAACAAAACCACTTACCGCCGCGACAGCAGCTCTGCTTATAAAGGATCTTGACGCTGTAGCTCAAGGAGATTTCTTCTTAGCCACCCTAAAACCTTTCTCGACAACAAATAGACGTTACAGGCTGAAAGAAAATGGATACCAACAAACATTTATGCCCCAATCAAAAAAATCGGTCTTTACTTTTACTCTGATTGAGTCCTTTGCGCCATAAGTCCAATGGCTAGATATCCTATTGCAGCCACTGGCACTCTCGACCTGACTTACATAGGTATTTCAGATCTGCTCAAGGCTAAAAAAGAGTTACAAGAGGTAGAAGAGGCTTTCTACAAGGAACGAGCTGAGCTGGTTAACAACTATCCTATGAAGAAAAAGGATATTACGGCCACGCAGATAGAGGCGATATACGATTCAAAGCTAGGTACAGAACCCTGGAAATATGATTCAAGATTTACCGCCTCTGGCTCTACGCTGAAGAATGTGCCCTACCCACCCGGGCCACCGGGCGCGCCGCCGGGTATGCCCGCCGTAAGGCGGGGCAACACACCAGACGTGTACTGGGTCGCCAACTACCCCAACACCCCAGGCACGACACCGTCATCAGGTTATCCCGCGATCAGCGAGCCTGACTACATGACATATACATATTCCTCCGGTAGAGGGGGGACTACTGCTACTGAAGCAGGAATAAGGGATGTCAATGGGCCCTGGCTGTTTAACAAGGCTCGTGGGGCCAGCTGGATAGATCTATCAGTCTCTGAAGGTGGTTATAACGCCGGCTTTAGTGCAAAAGGATCGGAGAATACGCACACTAATCACGACCCCTCTGCAGTCCAGGCACATCAATTTTTCGCTGCTGTGGGTGTAGTCCCCTTTGCGTATACAGCAGCTGGTGGACTTACAGAATATGAAGCTCATATGCTAAAGCTAGTTGGGGATGCATGGAACGCCGCCTGCAAGGTCAAATTCGAGGCATATAAGACCGCTTACGACGCTTACATGACTGCATATGGCTCTAAGGCCGCCGATTTCACGTTTGTTTCAAGTAGTTTGAGCGGTGTATGGGCGGGCTACAAACAGGACAGCGGTGCTCTCCTGTTTAATCGACCGGGCACCTTAAACAAAAAGTTAGTACAAGAGCTGAGAGGGAAAAACTGACCCATGAAAGAAGATGTTCTGATCAACCTATACATAATTGATGGCAGCCACCTCAGTACGACGTGGGGCGGCAAGATATACCTCGTATCTCCTGAACAAACAGGCGGCAAGTCGGTCAAGTTTATCGACGAACGTTTAGACAGTACGAAGCTAGTTAACTATCAACCCGTTCCCATTAGGGCCAGCGACTTTAAGATCTCAGGCAGCAACAGATTACCGACTCCCAAGCTTGCCATCGGAAATATCGACGGGCAGATGACGAATCTATCGTTTGATTTCGATGATCTCGTGGGCTTCCGTTTTTACCGTATTAGAACCTACGGCCAGTATCTGCACTCTGTCGGTGGTGTATCGCAACCAACCTACGACCACACCGCAGTTTTTACACCTGAAATGTACTATTTCAACAGGAAAACAGAAGAGACAAATCTGGGTGTTGTGTACGAGCTGGCTTCAGCTATGGATTTAGAGGGTCTGCAGCTTCCTGGAAGAAGAATCTTCCCAAACTTCTGTCCGTTTGTTTATGGCAGCCCGGAGTGTGGATCTACTTCAACCAAGGAATTATGCACAAAGACATTAGATGCGTGTAAGGCTAGAAACTCGGCTCCGTATCCCTTCGGTGGCTTCCCCTCAGCAAATGTATGAAACTTCATCAGGAGATTGCGGCGATCTGTAAAGCCGAGGTGCCCTTGGAAGCGTGCGGTTTTATCAAGGACGGCTGTGTAATCAAATGCGTAAATCAGTCCAGTGCACCAGAAAGCACATTCTTAATATCAGCAGAAGACTATTTGGCCAACCACCCCGAGACTATTTATCATTCTCATCCAACTGGTAAAAAGGGTTTTAGCGAGCATGATTTAGCAGTAGCTGCGAACATGGAATTAACCTCATACGTTTACGTCGTGGAAGACGACCGCCTTGAGAAGTGGTCAGAAGCCGAGGGAATTGTGGTATTTACTGACGTACTGAAAACACCATGAGAATTATCTTAGAGGGGGTGGCCGGTAAGCGGTTTGGTCGCGAGCACCAGATCCATGTCAGCACCCCTAACGAAGCCATCCGTGCGTTGTGCCACAAGCTTCCAGGATTCCGATCCTATATGGAAGGCTCCCACGAGTTCGGCATCTACTGGAAACTTCTGACTAATAGAAAAAAAGATGGCATTGGCTACGAAGAACTGGACTTTAACTGCCAAGACTTAGTATTAGTACCAGTCATTACCGGCGCTGCTGATATCTTAAAAAGCATTCTTTCCATTGTTGTAGGCATTGTCCTAATTGCCTTTGCATTCACCGGCTTTGGCTTGATTACATGGGGCGCCGCCGGAACAATTTCTGCGGGCATCCAAACAGCCGTGATGTCGCTCGGGTTTGGGTTGCTATTTACGGGGGTCTCTGGACTGTTGTCCCCAGGCACCCCCCAAAGAGATAACCGTCAAGAGGGG